GTGCGTGGTCGTATCAACAGCGCGTTCTTCGTGGACTTGTTCATGATGATCTCGCAAGACAACGCGGCCACCACGCGCATGACGGCCACCGAGGTGGCGGAGCGACACGAAGAGAAGATGCTCATGTTGGGGCCAGTGTTAGAGCGACTGCAAGACGAATTACTCGATCCGTTGATCGAAGTCACCTTCCACATGATGACCAACGCGGGCATCCTGCCACCGCCACCACCTGAGTTGCAAGGCCAGCAGCTAAGTGTTGAACTGGTTTCGATGCTGGCCCAGGCACAGCGTGCAGTGGCCACCAACGGCATCGACCGTTTCACCAACGGCTTGACGGCCATGGCGCAAATCAAACCCGAAGTGCTTGACAAGTTCGACGCGGACCGATGGGCCGAAGAGTACGGCGACGCGTTGGGCATCAATCCCGACTTGGTACTGCCCGAGGACAAGGTGCAGCAGCTTCGCCAACAACGTGCGCAAGCCCAAGCCCAAGCCGCTAAAGCGCAACAAATGAACGTCGCGTCGCAGACTGCCAAGAACCTGGGCGCTACGCCTACCGATGGGGGCAATGCGGCCAGCGACATGATGAATCTTTTTTCTCAAGGACTCGGCGCGCCAGCGCAGTAAAGGACACAGCCATGACATTCAGTGCTAAATACCCGTTTCTGGACACCACCAACGACTTCACGCCGATCAACGACTTGCAAGTCGTGGTGCCAAACGATTCGGCAGATTTGCCTAACGGTATCAGCCGCGCGGTTATCTTTACCGGTACCGGCAGTATCAGGATCACAACATCCACCGGCACGGTCATCACGCTGCCGATTTCCGCTAACTGGTTCGGCGTGACGTACCTTCGTATCGCACGGATTTGGGCAACCGGCACCACGATATCGGCCGGCAATATCTTCGTGGGGTACTGAAATGATCGACATGAGGATGACCGCCGAAGAGGCGAAAGAACAGAGCACCATCTGCGAGGTGGATCGCAGCCCGTACCCCTACGGCTTACGCATCAACCTGGACGATGACGCCCTCAAGAAGCTAGGGATCACGACGCTGCCAGCCGTGGGCAGTAAGTTGAATTTCAGCGCCGTGGCAGAGGTGTGCAGCACCTCCGCGCACCAAGACGCCGGAAGCGAAGCAGAGACTTCTATCTCTTTGCAAATCACCGGCATGGAAGTGACCTCCGCAGGTAAATCAAGCGACGACGCTGCGACGCTGCTCTACCCCGATTGATAGGGGTGTACAAGACACGAGGCCCTACACCTACATTGGGTTCATGAGTGATCCGCTTGACACCGAAACGAATGACCAGCAACGCAAAGCGCGGGCAGAAATTGCCCACCACGCGAAGCTCAAAGACGTTGAAGATACCAAGTGGCTCATGAGTTCAAAACGGGGTCGGCGCATCGTCAATCGCCTTTTGCAGCAAGCGGGTGTCTTTCGTTCATCGTTTCACACCAACGCCCTGCAAATGTCTTTCAACGAAGGCAACCGTAACGGGGGATTGATCCTCCTTGCGGACATAACCGAAAACTGCCCCGATCGTTATGCAGAAATGATTGAAGAGGCAACACAGTGACCACTGAAACTAGCGCACCTGTCGCGAACACCCCAAGTACCGACACGTCCACCGCTTCACCTACAACTGTAGCAACGACACCAGCGCCCGCAGCAGATACACCAGTGGCTCCCGCCGCCGTTGTACCCGCAGAGGCGCCACCAACTCCCGAAGCACCTAAACCCGAAGCTCCAAAGGCGCCGGAGAAATACGACTTCAAAACGCTCGAAGGCCAGGTCGATCAAGCGGTACTCACCAAGTTCGAGGGTCTAGCCCGCGAAATGGGGATGTCGCAAGACCAAGCCACAAAGATGTTGAGCCAACTCGCCCCCGAGGTTGCCGCTGCCCAAAAGGCCAGCATGGACACCGCCGTGGGCAAGTGGGTGGATGCAGCGAAAACGGACAAGGAATTCGGCGGCGACAAGCTGAACGAAAACCTCGCGATCGCAAAGACGGCACTTGAGAAGTTTGGCACGCCCGCGTTGTCCAAGTTACTCAATGACTCCGGCTTGGGCAACCACCCCGAAATCATCCGTGCCTTCGTCCGCGCAGGTAAGCAGATTACTCCTGGCAGTTTTGTCTCTTCGGGTCAAGGCGCGTCACCAACTGCGAGCGCAGGCTCAAAGTTGTATCCATCAATGAAGAGTTGATTTTTTCGCCTCACCGCCGCGAGGCGTCGGGCACCCACAACGTTCTAACGCAGTGATGCGCTGAAAGGTATCAAATGGCAGTTCTCTCCACTGGAGCTTTAACCCTGGCCGATTGGGCTAAACGACTCGATCCCGATGGCAAAGTGCCCGTCGTCGCTGAGTTGCTTTCTCAGTCAAACGAAGTTTTGGAAGACGCAGTCTTCGCCGAAGGCAACTTAGCCACCGGCCACCGCGTCACGATCCGCACCGGCTTGCCCGCTGTGTACTGGCGTTCGTTGAACCAAGGTGTGCCTTCTAGCAAATCCACCACGGCGCAAGTCGATGAAGCGTGCGGTATGTTGGAAGCGTACAGCCGAGTCGATAAAGACTTGGCCGATTTGAACGGCAATACCAGCCAGTTCCGATTGTCCGAAGACAGCGCTTTCCTCGAAGCGATGAACCAGGCACAAGCGCAAACACTGTTCTACGGCAACCCCGCAACGGATGCTCGCCAATACCTTGGTTTGGCCACACGCTACGGTGCTATCTCCGGCGCCAGCAACTCGCAAAACATTCTCAACGCTATCGGTACCGCTGGCGCTACCAATACCTCCATTTGGTTGGTGGTTTGGGGTGACAACACCGTGTTCTGCCCGTTCCCTAAAGGTTCTAAGGCTGGCCTGAGTCACGAAGACAGCGGCCAGTTGACCGTGTACGACGGCAACGGCAACCCTTACCAAGCGTTCCAAACCCACTACCAGTGGAAGAACGGCCTCGTGGTCAAGGATTGGCGTTATGTGGTTCGCATTGCGAACATCAGCGTGACCAACTTGGTGGCGAACTCTTCGCCCGCCGACTTGATCGCCTTGATGTCCCGCGCTTTGGACCGCATCCCCAACTTGGCAGCTGGCCGCGCAGCGTTCTACATGAACCGCACTGTGTATTCGTTCTTGCGCATCCAAGCCTTGAACAAATCCAACTATGCGTTGAGCGTAGAGAAGGGCCTCAATCAGTTCGGCACACCAGGTAACTGGTTGTCGTTCGAGGGTGTGCCACTGCGTCGTGTTGACCAGTTGTTGACCACTGAGACACAAATCAGCTAACACCCAAATGGCGAACCCTACTGATAACACTTCAACACCTACGGGGGTGCCCGTGGGCGGTTCCGTGGTGTCGAGTGCGCAACAGCAGCAGTTCGTCGTTTGGTCGGCGCCCTGGCAAGCACAGCCTTCTGTGAAGCCCTGGGCCACCTACCTCGCGGCCATTCCGGCCAGTGGTCAATCCATAAATTAAGGAAATCCAAAATGATTACCGACGCTCTCTTACAGTTCTCCGGCACCGTTGTCGGCAACACCGTCACCGGTCAATCGCTTATCGGCGCTGCTCAGACATTCACGTCCACCAACGTCGTCGATTTGGCTGGCGTGGGCACCGGCAACGTCGCCCGTGACATTGGCCAAGGTGGCGGCCTCGATATCGAAATTGCAGTGACCAGCGCCTTCGTTGGCGGTACGTCCATGCAAGCGGTACTCGTGACCGCAGACGACGCAGCGATCAGCGTGAACGTTACACAAGTGGTGCTCACCCCCGCGATTCCCGTGGCGTCATTGCCCGCTGGCGCGTTGATCCCGTTGCACCTGGACCGTGCCGCTCCTTTGGTCCCACGCCGCTACATGGCTATCCAGTACGTCACCCTGGGCACTATGTCCGCCGGTGCCGTGACTGCGACCGTCGTGCGCGACGTGCAAGACAAAGGCAACAGCACGATCTTCGCTTCCGGCTTCACTGTGGCCTAACCAAGCGGCCAGCTTTCGGGCTGGCCACTTAACTGGAAATCTTAAATATGACACAAGTACGCGCCTTAACCCGAATCTTTGCCGGCGGCGTCATGCACGAAGTCGGCTCCGTTTTCGATTACCCCGATGACCAAGCCAAGCTGCTTAAGGGCACGCCCGACGAAGGTATGGAAGTGGTCGATAAAAAGAACACCAAGGCCTTCGACAAGGCCGCCGCCGACGCGCAAAAGGCACTCGAAGACAGCGCAGCCGC